CCTTCTTTCGTGTTAATCACGATGTCTTCATTCATTTTCATTTTAATCTCCATAGGTGGATCAAACCAGTGATCATAGTCATATAGACCATCAGAATCTGGTGTAATTATTACTTCACTCATTATAGCACATTATTCCTTATCTTCCTTATCCTCTTTCTTCTTATCCCAACACTTCTCAACATCATCAGGATCAGCAAGTACTATAGGATTTTTAGCACCCATAGAACGAAGCTTATTCTTAATTACATTAATCTTAGCATAATATCCCCTCATATCCTTTTCTTCTTCAGGTTTTTTCTCACATTCAGGAGTATTAACTACTGCTTCTGCAGCATATCCTTTTTTCTTTTTCTTACTCTTACATGCTGCTTTCTCAGCAAGTGTATCACCATTCAATTCATTATGAGCATAAACATTATCACTAGCACTCTTAACTGAAGGATCATCATCTTTCTTTACAGGTGCAATTTTAACTACTGGATCTTTTCCTTCATAGTTATTAACCCCTTTTGGATTAATTTTTTTTGTTCCTGGAGCAGGTTCAGTAGAAATTGTTCCATCTGCTATGAAAGTTTTTTCCCATGCAGCTTCAAGAGATGCTTGTATATTAGTTTTTTTCTTCTTCTTAAATGAACCAGATACTTCACCTTTCTCATATCCAATTCTATCACCATCATCATCCCACCATCTCTTTGATTTCTTCCTATTACCACCACCTTTTACTGCAGCAGTTTGTGCTCCTCTTGTCTTCTCACTACGCTCAACACCACCATGTTTTGTTAGTTCAACAGACTTAATATTTTCCTGAGCACGAAGTTCTGTAATTTTAGCACGAGTTGCTTTTCTTACATAAGTATGACCTTTTACATCCGTAACTCTTATTTGATAAGTAGGTTCATCAGACTCATACAATTGCCGTAAATAAGGATCATCCAATTCTTCTTGTTGATGATCTTCAACAAATACTCTATACAAAGCATTGTACATATTTTCAGTAGCCCACTGATCAGCACCTTTAGAGAATTGCTCCTTTACAGAAGGTCGTGTAAGACCTAACTTTTCTTTAATAATAGATTTTTCTTTATCAGTCAAATTACTATTACCAACGTATTGATTATAGGCATCTAACAATTTAATATCTTCCTTCTTAGCACGATGTCGAATATCGTAAACAGCTTGTTTAATTCTTTCAGCAGATGCTTCTTCAGAGTTACCAGTTTTAGTAATACCTACATGCGTACCACCACCTTTTTCCCCACCACCTCTTTTCGCTACTGGAGTATTAGCACTCTTTTTAGCAACAGGTGCAGCAACAGGAGCATGTTTTCTTGCTGGCAATTCTTCAACGATATTGTTTCTCATTTGTAAAAATTGGCCTACTTTCTACTTTTCCTATATTTATTTATGAAATGTAAACCCCAATCAGAACCAGGAACCATTGATCGAGTATACTGTCTCAAAGCATCTGTTCCAACCAAACGTTTATTTGCAGGTACTCCAGATGGAGTAATAGCATTTAGAACTGCTTCAGACACATCTTTAATCCAGGATTTAAACATTATTTGATCTTCTGTAACACATATTAAGTGATTTGCACCTCTACGAATAATACGCCCTACCAAACCAGTAGTTACATCTTCAACCTTAGTACCTACATCAAAAATTTCTTTATTGACGTATGCTTCACGAAGATTTTCTGGATCTTCTTTAGGTGCTATCTCCCAAATATTCCAACACTCATTAACTTCCTCAACACCCATTGACTGACGAACACTTATAAAATAATCTTTAGCTCTTTTTCTACCAATTATAGGTTGAAGTTCAAGTGCATATAATGGTTCTCCATTTTCATCAATAAGTTCTTCACCAGTATTTGGATCTACTTCTATTACTGGTTCTCCAAATTCATTTAACACAGGAACTTCTTGATGAAGATTATGATAAAATGTTTTAAAATCACCTTCCATTGCTGCTAATCTCATTCTAGATGCAGAATATCCAGCAGTACCTTCAGAATCATCATCCCTCTCACCAGAAGAAATTGTTTCTAAACCATCAAAGGCATATAACTGCCCATTATAATTTTGAGATAACTTATCAAATTGCTTAACTCTATCCTCACCACCAATAATTCTTACATTTGCATATCCATCATTATGTGCTTTTTTTAATACATCAAAAATTGTATTATTCTGAGGATCATTTACAATCCTCTCAGCATGATCTGGGAATAACTCACGCATAGTAGCAACTTTTAAGTCAGCGTCTAATGGATTCTTCTTAGGATCATTAGTACGAGAAGGAACAATTAAATAATCACCTTCAGTTTCTTCTGCTGACTGGGCAGCAAGATCCATTAATTTAAGATGTCCTGCATGTGGTGGATTAAACCTACCAAATGCCATAGTTAATGTTCCTTTTGTTTTAGGAACAGGTGGAGGACCTGCTGCTAAATCAGGACTCTGAAGATTTGCTCTAACCGCTTCTTGCTCTTCTATTGCAGCTTGTTCTTCCTGTGCTGCTATTTCTTCTGGAGTAGGTTCTGCAGGAGGTGCTTCTTGAGGAGGTGCTTCTTGAGGAAGTGCTTGCTGTTGTCCTTCTGGTGGAACTTGAGTATTTGGATTTGAATAATTCTGTTCTTGATCAGACTGTGCAGGATCTCTCATTCCCACAACTTGTCTCTTATTATAAAACTTTAATGTACCTTTTTCAGTTTTGGCAATAAACTCACCAGTTTTTCTATCATACCATCCACCATGACCATCACCTTCCAATCCCAATCTTGCTGCTTGTTGGGTTGCAGTGGTTTCAATTAAAAAATTTCTAAAACTTTTCATTAGTTTTGTATTAACTTCAATTTAATATATTGCTTATTGGCAACAATATACTCAAGTATTTGCATCTTCTCCACTCTATATTTATCATCTTTCTTTCCTGTTAAGCATAAATTCGCATACGCAATAAAATTATTAAATAAATTTCCACGAACATGCTTTATTTTTTTAAATTCATTTATTAATTCTTCAGTTAAATTTGCCATGATGCTATAATCATATATTAGTATTTAGTTATAACTTCTATCAAAAATAACATCAAAAGATAAACTAATCCTATCATCATCAGAGCGATTAGCATCTATACCATGTTTTAACCAACCAGGAAATAAAAGAAGAGTTCCTTGTGTGGCAGGAATACCAGCTCTTCCAGCAAAAAAACATAAAGAAGATTCTGCAGAAACTATAGGTGATTGGAAAAATATATCACTAGAATCTTCTGGTTTACTAAAATAATAAACAGCAGAAATATCAGATGTACCATGAGCATGTATATGCCCATAATTACCCTTCTTAAATAACGCAAGCCAAGAACTTGATATTCTATATTCTCTAAAAGGAAAATTTATTTCCTCACAATAATTTCTTATATGAATATCAACTTCTTCAGTAAAATTTTCTAATTTATACCTTTCAAGTAAGTGCTCCTTAAAAGTAGGATCAGATAGATAATGAGTTTGACCCCAACTAGGGTTCATCTCAAAATTTATCTCCTTTATACATTCTAATATTTCATTCTGAATCGCATCATAATTATCAACAACCGTTTGATATATTGGTGTTGGAAACAATTGTTGTATATTATAATTCAATTATACATCACCCTCCTTTCTATTTTCTGAATGATGGACATCAAATTCTCCACCTGGATATCTTTTCTCTAACTTCTCTACATTCATTTCAATTATCTCATCAATTGTAGTATCAAGTGTCATACACGCTTGAGCAACATACCACATTATATCTCCAAGTTCTCTCTTCATATGATATAAATTATCAACATTAACTGGTTTACCTTGAAATACAATCTTCTTTACTATCTCAGTAAACTCACCAGACTCAGCACACATACCAAGAGCAGCAGTTAAAAGTCTATGAACAGGAAGTCCATCACCACTTTCTACTGATTGTATCTGAAAACATCTAGAATTAAAAGCAATATAATCCTTTGATTCTTCAGATGTAACTCCATCTACAAACTCAAGGTATTTTTGCGTGTCTACTTGTCTATCCATTACTTAATTCCATTTTTTAATATTATACTATCACTATTATGATATGTCAATCTCCATTCCATACAAATTTTGCCATTGACCAACATTCCCACAAGGAAATCCATTAAAAGACATAGAATATCTGGGTTCTTGCGATTGGTTAGAACCAACACCATGACGTAATCCAGAAGGAAAAATAAGTAACTGACCTTTTTCACACTCTATAGGATACTGAAGATTCTTTCGCCCTTCTTCTGGTCTACCTAAAACAAGAAAAGGATTTGCTCCTTGTCCTGACCAATAATCATCAATCTCAAAAAATGTTGGTGATGTTTGCTCAGTATCTACGAAATATAATACAGAACTCATATATGAATTGGGATGCCAATGCATTCTATGCCATTGATCATATTCAGATCTATTTCCCCAAGATTGTACTATTTTAATTTCATCACATAAAAGATCTAAATGATCTTTAACCTCATTCATACAATCCGTTACCCATAAATGTAGTCCTCTATATTCATCTCTTTTATTAAGTCTATTATCAGATGTTTGTAATGTGCTAGTTGGATCTTTTTTATTATCTTCTATCATTTTATAATCATATTCTTCATCTTTTAATAATAACAATGTATCATCAATTAAATCTTCATCACAATTAAATCGAAATATTCTTTGAGGAACTGTATATATTACTTCCATAATTAGAAATTAAAACCAGCAAAAGATTTTTTAGACTTAAATTTTTCAGCAGTACTATTATCATACTCCTCTTCTTGACCACTATCAGAAATATCTTCTTGTGCCTTCTGTTCACAATCATATAATCTCATCTTAGCACGATCAATACCCACCACAAATCTCTTGAAGATAGTAGGATCATTATACCTATTCTTCAATTGCTTCACCATTATTTGATTTAACCCCTCCAACTCTTCCGTAGAAATAAGGGCAAACATAAGGTCAGCAGTAGCAGGGAGTCCAAAAGACTCAGAGGTGTCAGTAAGGTCCACATC